CAAATCATAGCAGGTGATATATACCCGTTTCCCATTGACATCACATAGAGCAAGGGCATATCCTTTCTCTAGTATTTTAACCGGCTGATTGTCGCAATAGACAGTACTTCCAACCGGAACTCTTATAAAATGACGTACTATCATTTGATTATCTTTAGCTTGTTATACCAGCGTGAAGAGAAAGGGAACCACCCGATTAGGAATGATTCCCCGAAAATAGTTACTTTATATAGTTTGCTCATGGATTTTTCTTTTCAAGTATTTCAACACATTTTTTTATCCCATAATCGAAACCCTGTTTATAGCCTTTAGCATATTCTCCGATGGTATATACCGCCACTGACAGACAAAACAGAAGAATACCTACAGGCTTATGCCAACCGGGAAGTGATATAGAAAACGGCTTAAATGTAATTGTGAGATCTCCAACCCATAATAGGGCGATAATACATATAATTGTAAATATAATTGTTTTCATAATCATATAAGTTTTAATGCTTCCTGTAAACCTGCTTCAAGTGCGTCTTCGTAGACATCCCATTTACCACCATCATTAGGCCCTTCATAAACAGAACTGACTATATGAGTTCCATTGTTAGCTTTAGATATTTCGTATCCATAACCACAGGCACAGTTATATACACATATATGAATATTCTTAGTTTCACGAAGCCACTTTTGGGCAACATACAACACTGGACACAAAAATTCAACTGGTTCGTTATCTATTTCCGTACAACATGACATACTTTGCGGAATGCTGTATCTTCTAATAATATTATCGCAACTTATTGTGTGTTCACACTTCCAATTAAACCCTTTCTCTTTCAGCAACTTTGCTGTTTCTAATGTTACAAGTTCTTCGGTCATAACTATTTCTTGTTTAATTCATTCAACACTTTCTTTACCAATTCATAACGTGGTAATTGCCAATCCTTCGCAATATCATCTATTTTATCGTCATAATGATTGTCGTAAACATACTGATTAAGTCTATCAATAAATCCATCATCGTCAAGTCCTTCATCGCAATCATCAAACATATCAAGTTCACAGGCTAACTTGGAACATTCACAGTGGGATACCCAGTCATAAACACAACCGTCATAAACATTGGTCTGTCTGTTGTATTTTTCTCCAACGGAAATTACTCCACCGCAAAAATTGCACCTGTGCTCTTTACGAGCGACAGGAGTTTCATTTCTTAATACTTTCATAGTTATTCTTTCTATTATTTTCACACTATTCACAATGCAATTTATAAGCATGGGCAAACATCCCTAACGTAACAGGATCAAAGTGAAAATCCGCCTGTTTTCCTTCTATAACAACAGAAACACATAATTGTCCATCGCAAAAGTCAATATACGCTTCACCACCTCCATCTCCGTTAATGGAAAGTGTTTGTGTCTGTATGTTATTCATTATTCGCCTCCTTTAATCTTTTAATTAGTGCATCAGCGCAATTAACCGCATATTTAACGATTGCATCAGAATCACCCCCACGATCTTCTGCTATAACGGCCTTAATAATATCTTTCGCTAATTCGTACCTACGTTGTTCCCAATCAATTACTAAATTCCCAACATTCAAAAAATCAAGTTCGCATTCTCTGAAAACCATATTATCGCACACATATAGGTTATCTCCGCTATGTTGCGCGTTGATATTTACTTTGGGAATTACATCTACCAAAACTCCTGTTGATTTTATTCTTGCTTTCATTATTCCTCCTTTGTTTTTATCTCAATTTTCAAATCACCAAGCACCTCTTCCATTATCACCTCTTTAGTTAAGTTTCTAATAATAGAAAAATCATGCCTCTTTATTTCATCAGTCACCATACATCGAATAAAATTTTCTATGTTAACATCATCTCCATAAGTATTTCTAAAGATACGCATAGCTTCCCGTTTAACAAGAGGTAAAATAATTTCTCTTATATCCTCCTTAGATAACTTAAGTTCATTGTGAATATAATTTTTCACTGCTCTATATTCTTTACTTCTACTCATAACGTATTATCTTTTCTTTAACTCCAGTAGTACTACCACAAGAAGGACATGGAATAAATATTATATTATATCCTTCTCTTTGACCAAAAAACTCAATGTGTATATCCGATTTCTCAAATTCAAATTCACATCCACATCTGTCACAACGCCGGAAGTAAATCGGTTTTTTCTTATTAGCTTCTTTAGTAATCTTTATTGCCATAATTAATCTACTTAATCTTTAGGTTTAACTACGATAACTTGTATCTCAAAAGGATTCTTGATTTGTTCTCTAGGGATTTTTCGTATAGCTCTTACAGTATCAATTATTTGATCAGATAGTTCTTTGTTATCCATATTAATCTCCTTTCTCTTTAATCCGTTCAAGTACATCCCTGTTGGCTTCGAGTATATCATCAAAAGACGGGATGTACATCCACATGTCACACTCGTAGCCGTTCCAATCCTCAAATTCAAATCCTCCGTCTGTCGCAACGTATGGCGATCTCCCGGATGAAACAACGATATAGCCACTAACAATCGCTCCATTTGATACCATTCTGCAAAGGACAAGCTTGTTTGGCTCCGGCAACCGTTCATTAACGCTTATCCAAGGAGATTGCTTCGACTGCCATTCGGCACCAGAAATAAAGTCAACAATGCAGTATGGTTCACAATGAAGCTGCCTGTTTCTGCAATCATTGGAATATTTTTTTGCTGCTTCTTCTACTGTCTGTTTCATATCTATATCGTATTACGTTAATTGATTTAAAATTTCTCTTCGAATAATTTCCCTTGCGCTAAATCTGAATAACCCTTTCTTTTGCTCATGAAAATCCGCAATAGGTATTTCGTTTATATAGTAATAGAAAGCTTCGTAACCGTCTGCAAAGTTGCGAGCAAGAAACCCATTAGGGTGAGTGTTCATATATCTTTCAACGGCTATTATCATTCTTTGAGCATAACCGGGAAACATCTTAAACTCTAATTGCATCTGCTTGTAATTGCAGAGAGGACAGCCGACACAACCGTGACGGCTCAAATTATATGGAGCGTCATAATACTTTGAATATGGTAATCCGTATTTTCGAATATAGCTCCAAACATCTTCTTCTGTCCATGTGAGGATAGGAAGAATATGCTTTGCGCCTTTCATCCATTTTCTTGTATCACACTGCTCCGGCTCATAATCTTTTCGATTTCTACTTTCGGCAGCTCTCATTCCTTCAATACTACGTTTGCCGATACCATATCTTTCTTTCAGTCTTTCACAACAGAATCGTCGGAGCCGTGAAGGAAGTCCTTTTTCTTCAACTAACTGAAAGAATGACTTTTCAGGGTGTATTATCCTCACTTGCGGATAGTGTCTCTTTATAAAGCTAATCGTGCCCGGTGGATCTACTGTGGTGTTAGCGTAGATCGCATTATACTTAATGCCTGCACGTTCAGCTAGGTCAAGTATAACTACACTATCCTTACCTCCTGAGAATCCGAGTGATAGCAGATCGTCACGTTCCATACTGCGAAGGAAGTCTATTGCTTGCTGCTCTTTCTTGTTCATTTCTGTTCAGTTTTGCTCTAATTTATTCTAACGTACTTACCTGCAATAAGTGTTTCCGAACGTTTGTCAACAAATAAGGCAAGAGGATTATATTTGTCAAACCAAAACATTCTACTGCCACAGCAGGCATCTAATATTATTTTTGTTTCACTCATTTCTAATCTGATTTACACTAATTCAATTATATCCTTCTTTAAATTAACAAATAAAGGTATTGCTGACATGCCCCCATTGTAATCCAACTGTCTTAAAGAGGGAACAACCTCTCCGTTATCATCAATTTCATAATCTGCGATATAGGCTAACTTCTTCGCTTCGGGAACAAATATACTTTCATTGTTCCTTTCATGAGCCATGACCGTTATACAGACCTTACTTCCAACAGGGAATCCTTGGTTGGATTCAATGTATTCCTTTTCCAACTGAATTTTCTGATTTTTCAATTCCCTTATTTTTGAATCAATATCATTTTGAATGATAAACCATTTTACGACCCTTGTTGCGAGAAACACAACCCTTTAAAAATCGTCCGGTAATAAAGTCTCTCTCAAATCGCTCAGGCGGTATATATAATTCACTCATATCTAATCAGTTTTAAATATTAATCTTTTTCGATGAAAGTGTTAGTCGTGTTTATCACACCAGCAGAATCAACGCTCTTACCATCCCGGATAAACACTTTTTCTCGCATTAACTCTTCATAGTCATATAGTGACATTCCGATTACACACACACGACCATCAACATACAATTTACATTTCATTAATTCAGTTTCTTCTATCGGACCGATAACATCTATTTGAATTGTTCTTTTATTCATAAATTTCCTGATTTGAATTAATAATTTGGAATTAGTTGATAGGAGATGCGGTTTCGGTAAGGTTGTCTAAATCTCTCAAGAAAACTACTACATCTTGGATAACGGGTACTCCATTCAAAGCCGAAGTGGTCAGATTGATACTATAAATATCAATACTTGGATATTTATCGGTAAGTAGCTTATTTAGTAGCGCAATAGATTTGTCATTGTAGATAACCATCCTATCTTCTATCTCAAAACCTAACCGAGACAAGTATTCTTCTTTCTTTTCTTCTCCTGCCTTTGAAACACGGGAAGCGAAAACCATTCCACTCAATGAGATTTTTGCAACGTATTCTCCAAAATAAAAGTCACTAACATGCCCAAATCCATATTCAGTCCACCAATTTCTAAATGATGATACCATAATTTTCAAACGTTCTCTAACATCTTCGTTTGAAACCTTCTCCCCAAGCTGATGACGTAATTTTCGATTTTCATCATTCAATGAGCGGATTTGTTCAGTTAATTTCTTTTGTTTCTCTGCAAGTACACCTTCATATCCCATTCGGGTAAGAAACCTATTCACATTGTGGTCTGTCAGAGAAAGGATGTTTTCTTTCATTCCTTCGGTGAGCTGCCCTTTTTCGAGCATCGTTATAGCCAATCCTAAATTTTGCTGAATTTCTTTATATTGCTTTTTCAATTCAGTTATCAGTTCTCCGTTAGAATCTTCTACAATAGCTGGCTTATCTTGCCTGTTAAAATCAAGCTGTCTTTCTTTCATTTCTAATTCGTTTTGAACCATTTTCCTGATGTCAGGTAAATGGTAATTATTCGCAATTAAATTCTAATTGTATTATCAGCCAACTGTTAATCAACTTCCACTAACTCACCGTTTTCCAGTCTATACCATGTATCAGCCTTGACAACCTCACCATCAACTGCTACAGCCTTCCAATCAACAATATCATACGTATCATCCCTTTCCTCAGCTATGACCAAAATTGCACCTATTCCGCCTTTTACCTGAACATTTTTCCCTCTTGCTACTGACAAACCATTAGATCCTGTTGAAGCCTTCCCTCTTGCCGTGGCAGCACCATAATTACCAGCCGTGGCAGCACCTCTATCACCAGCCGTGGCAGCACCACTATCACCAGCCGTGGCAGCACCTCTATTACCAGCCGTGGCAGCACCTCCATCACCAGCCGTGGCAGCACCATAATTACCAGCCGTGGCAGCACCTCTATCACCAGCCGTGGCAGCACCTCTATCACCAGCCGTGGCAGCACCTCTATAACCAGCCGTGGCAGCACCTCCATCACCAGCCGTGGCAGCACCTCTATTACCAGCCGTGGCAGCACCTCTATTACCAGCCGTGGCAGCACCATAATTACCAGCCGTGGCAGCACCTCTATCACCAGCCGTGGCAGCACCTCCATCACCAGCCGTGGCAGGTTTCCCCGGTTTCGCATTACACTCGTTAGTACACCGTTCCTTGACATAAGATACAGCTGCTTTCACAAGCCCCCTTATATCAAGCTCAGCACCTATTCTAATTTTTGAAGAGCAAACCTTGTCGCTTTCTGAATCGTCTATTTTACCGCTCTGTTCAACCTCACAAAACCTTGACCCGGCTGGCGTATAGTAACTAAAAACATCCAGAGGATAAGGACATGCATGAAAACCTTTCTCGCATGCCTTTATGTCGCCTGTTTCTTCATACTCCTTACCTACCTCATACTTAAATCCTCTACAAGATAAATCTTTATCAAATGCTTTATAAGCCTTTATTTTCTGTTCCATGATATTGTTTATTTTTCGTTATTTTGATATTGCGATAATTTTTTGTTTAAAGATCGGGCATTCTCTTCTGCCCAACAGGTGTATTCCATGAAGCCTGTAGCATGGCTTCTCGGGAATCGAATCGTATTTACGGTATATGGCACAACGGCGGCAGATGCGATGTATATTGTATTTACCTTTTACACCGTAACATACCACAGGATAACCATCAGCAGTTTTCATGTTCCGCCTTTTTCTTCCGTTTCAGCCTTCTGATGAAAGACTTGACCTTGTTCCTCACCATCTCTGTTATTTTGTCCGCATCCTCGGCAAAGGCACACTGGTAAACCATATCCGTGCTTTTTGACATGAAGTCCACCTGAGCTTTGGCGGCTTTCCCGCATTCGGAAACCTTGTCAAACATCTCTATACGGTAATCAGGATGATACTTTTTTAAAATCTCGTTACAGTCCATCGTAAAGGTCTCTACCATATCACACAGCATGATGATACTGTTGGTAAGGACGTTTATCTCTTCCCTGTCCTCTTCCGACATTTCACGCATGAAATTATCCATGGATCCCGACATCCCCTCATATTCGGAAAGGTATTGGTTTATGACACGTTTTTCTATACCGTCCATCATCTGTTTGAGTTTCATTGCCTCCATATAGCGGTGTGACCTGAGAAAGGAAGCGTGCCTTTCCCTCAGCTTCAGCATCTGCCTGTCCTCATTGATTATCTTTTTCATCCGTTCCACCACATCCGCGGGGAGGTCGTTTACGGTTAGCTTATTTCTCATGGATTGCCCCCTTTCTTATTGTTTGTATTCTTGTTTCCGTCCTCTTTCTTCGCCCTGTCAATCCATCTTTGGAATTTGGCAGCTACAAGAGGACAGTGGATGCGCAGGTTTCTGTCGCGTTCCGCTTCCCATTCACGTATCTTTGTCTGCATCTCAATATTCATAATTTTCTCCTATTTCGTTATAATTATTTCTTTTGAAAACTATTGCATATTTGCCCATATCTGTCACAGGCACACACTCTATGTCCTTTAGCCTTACAATACGCAGAATTGTCCCCGAAGTTCGAAGCATTCTTGCAATTCCGGCATTTTACATATACGGATTCCGGTTTGACTTTCTTTGCCATACTGTCAGTATTTTCACGGCTTCCTCGTCCCCGGATTCCGCCCGACGTTTCAATTCGTTGTACAAAGTCAAAGAAGAATATCCTTCAGGTGGAATAAATTTTCTGTTCTCTATTTCATCCTGCACCCTTTTTCGGTTTATCGCGTCCAGCTCATAATTCCTTTCGGAATTGAACTCCTTGAAGAAAGCATTGCCTATTCTTCTGGCATCGAAAGACGCGAATGAATTGTCATACTTCCCGGCCTTGTAGCGTGCGAAAAACAGCATCAGTTCGGAAAGCTTGTAAGCCTTGGCCTGTGAGGCAAAGGATTGGCAAAAGATTCTTATCCCGTCGGCAACGCCTTTTTCCTTGCTGTTGGAAGCCCCGAATATGCCGGACACCTGTATGTCGATCCAGTATTCGGAAGAGCCACAGCCGTAAAGCGCATCATACTGCATCAGTGAAGGGCAATCTGCCATATAAGCCCTTTCCGGGTTTTGAAGGGCATATCCCCACTGGACCGGTGAAAATACTCTTTCAACCTCAGAACGGTCTTTCCATTTGGTCAGCCAAGCCTTCTTCGAGGTCTCGCTTATGTTGTTGTAGCAAGCTAAGAGCGTAGGCGTTAGCTTCCTGTTTGTCTGTATAATTGCGCCTATTGTTGTTTCCATTGTTCCGTTGTTTTTCAAGTTCAATTTTCAGCCATCGGGCAAAATGCGATTTTGCATCTTGGGGTGATTTAACAGTTTCTCCCTCGTTTTGGAGCTTCATAAAGAACTTCTCCAAATAATCATAAAAATCAGGAGGCGCGAAATCCTTATATCCACATAAACGAGTATTCATGCAGACAGCTTCCATCCATGAACTATTCGACTTCAATTCTTCATAGCACTCATCCAACCCTCTTTCAAAAATCCCAGTCGGAATTTCTTCATACGCGCGCGGGGGAGAGAGATAATTATCTTTGTCTTTATCTTTGTCTAATGCGCGTACATTATACTGTAAGGGCTTAGGTACTACTTTAGGTTCATGGTTAGGTATAAGGTTAGGTACTACTTTAGGTTCAACTTTAGGTGTCAAATTTTGATAGCTAATCTGATACCTTGTTTTATCCCGTTGTCCTTTTCCGCCTGATTTGAATGTGATAAGACCCGCCTGAACTAATCTGTTACGTGCTGATTTCATTGAGTTGACCGACACTCCCACGTCAGATGATACCTTTGTATCACTACGCGTCCAGCTATCCACCCAGCCTAAACGATTCGCTGTTTTTAGCAAGTAAAAATAAAGCCTCGTTTCACAGCAGGTAAATTCCCAGTCTTCGTCAAGAGACCAAAACCAATTAATCAGTTCTATATAAGTCATATATCTTTCAAATAATTATCCACCACTTTAATAAACTCGTCTAATGACCGGACAACGATGTATTTGTTACCATTTGCCTCACATTCCTTTTGCCATTCTTTTTGGACCGGTCTTTGGTATTCTCCCGGCTTTTTCATTTCCACACACAAAGCTCCATAGAAACGATTGCTCTTAAGAAGTATCAGGTCTGCAACTCCGGGAAGCATACCTTCATCTTTCATATAAGCTCCGTTCCTTGCAGAACGTCTTGCCGCATTAGGAACAGCAAACAGCATATTTCTGAGATGGGGATATTTTAAACGGAAATATCTAACACAAGAACATTGTATTTTATGCTCTTCATTTTTGGGCTTGCTACGGCTGCTTGCCACACAAGCCTTGGATTTCATCTCTTCGTAAGTCATAATTATTATTTATGTAGTACGGCATATCATTTGTCTTTTAGTTCAACTCCCAAGCATAATACTTTGTCAGACACACCTACATCATCAAATTCAAGCTCTGAATAACTTGTTTCGTATGGATAAGGATATATCTTACCGTACTTCTTATGTAACTTGATTATGTCTTCATCCGTCAATTTACGTCTAATACGCATTTCTATCTCGTAATCGTCAGAAAGATTTTCAATGACCTTTCTAAGCTGACCTACTGTCTTAATTTTGTCTATTCTCATAATCTTCGCCAATTAAAAGCCCCGAAGCGTATTCTCCGGGGCAAACCATTATTTACTAACCCATGCCATTGATGTGTGGCTCACATTTATGTGGTGGTAGCAGGACTTGCACCTGCATGATTGTTATGCTGCTCATTTACATCTTTTATCGCCTACTATGAATAAGGCTCGCTGTTGTAGGTTTTGGTATCCGTCACCGATTGATTAATAACCATCGAATGCTTCGTTTACCTGATATGCTGGTCTCCTTTTCGCCAACCTTTCCCGATTATCATTTCCTATAATCCTCAGCTTAGAGCATCAATCTACTGCTTAATAGCGTCTCTCGTTGTTCCGCCATACCACCATGTTCGCCCGCCCTATCTTCACAGACCGGGAAGGCATAAAGTTTATAAGCAAATGAATCTATATCAAATCAGTCAACCCAAATTTAATTTTAAGAACATCGATGATGGCTTTATACTGCTTCTCATAGATTGTGCCCGAATGGGTTTCTTCCACTCTCTTTTCAAACTCTTCAATACTCCCACGGAAGCATCCGCATGTTATTTCCACTTTGTTTTCTTTTGTCAGGTAGGCATGGGTGTGGCGGTTGGCAGAACCGAAACAGTCAAATCCGCAATGTTTATTATTGTTGTCTATCTCAGCATCGCCGGACACCCGAGCATTGCCGTACACCTCAGCATCGCCGGACACCTCAGCATCGCCGGACACCTCAGCATCGCCGGACACCCGAGCATTGCCGTACACCTGAGCATTGCCGTACACCTGAGCATTGCCGTACACCCGAGCATTGCCGTACACCCGAGCATTGCCGGACACCTGAGCATTGCCGGACACCTCAGCATCGCCGGACACCTCAGCATCGCCGGACACCCGAGCATTGCCGTACACCCAAGCATCGCTTTCTTGGTCTAAGTTCTCATCTTTCTCAACATATCCTCCCAAATCACCTTCCTTGGCATATTTGAAAGACTTTGTACACTTGATTTGGAATAACTTCACTCCAAAAGCATTGATTATAAAGTTATCTGTTAGCTCAAATTTCTTTTCCATATTCATTCAAAATTGAAATTATCCTCACCGTTAGGTTCTTCGTCCGGCATATCATTACCGAAATCCATCGGTATGAACCAATCTGAAATATAGTCTTGCATGATTTAATCCTCCTTTTGGCTACTTAGCCATTCTTTATAATCTTTCTCGTAATATTGGGGTATTATACCTTTCCTCATAAAGTCTATGTATTCTTGTACAGTACAATCATCCCAATCAACTCCGTTGTCTGGTATATCTTCCGTTTCTGATGTACAAAGAGTGTATTCAAATGGATTATACCTGTTGAGCCCATATTCTTCAACTATCTTGATTACATTTTCATCGGTGGTTATTTGTTTGATTTCACTTTCAGCCAC